AGTCCAGTAGGACCGTTCATTGGTTGAACACCAGCAAGGTCATATGCGACCAAGTTTGGCATTGAACGTCTGATTAGAGAAATCAGAACGGGGTCGAAACCTGCTGTTGGACCAGTTGCACTGGCATCAGCAGAGAAACCTGCAGTTGCTCCAGAATTGGTATTAACATTAGGTGCTTCGGAAAGGAAACTACGCTCTTCACGTAATTCTTTTTCTTGGTTTTCAAGCAGGATTGCGGTTACAGAACGACGATGAGCATCTTTGATTGGATCAAGACCGTCATAATCGAGAATAGGAGACCACTTCTCCTGCAAGTACTCAGAATTGTACATTTGCATTTGAAATTTACCTCTTACGGTTATATGTTTGAAATTCTATAGAAATCACTTTTTGGCAGCTCTAGAAAGAGTATTCAGATAGGCTTGCATTGTTGGGTTAACTTCTTCCGAAATTACCTCATCAGTAGAAACCTCTTCTGATAAATTCTCAGAGGTGCTCTTAGGAGCACTAGAAGAAACTGGGAAATATGCTTCCTTAAGTTTAACTAGTTTCTCACGATAGTCTGACTCACTTTCAAACTCAACGTTTTCGGCTAGACTAGCAAGTTTTTCTCTCTGAGTGTCTGCGAGACCTTCAGTGATATCCGCAAGAATTACATCTGCGGTTGACTCAGCTAATCTCCTATTCAGAGCAACATTGCGGTCAATTTGCTCATTGAGTTTATTCTCCATTTCATCAAGCTTTTCTACCATGCTATTAAGCACATCATATTTTTCTTCAGGGATTGATACATAATGTTCTTCAAAAAGACCTTTCATACCTTCTAGGAATGATTCGGTCATTTCTGTTTTGAGACCTTGTTCTACTTGCAGAGCGTTTTCTTGAATCCACTCGTCTGCAACATACTCAAGGTAAGAATCAACTCTTTCTGTAAGACCTACTTTAATACCATCTAGTTCTTCAACTAGAGCATTAGCATATGCCTCATTGAGTTCTTCCTTAATTTCGCCAACCTTGGTTTTGATTGCGGTCTCGAAAATTGTTCTAGCTTTGTCCTGAAACTCTTCAGAAAGTTCTTCACCTTCAAGAAGTGCCTGAACGTCTGCTTCAACGTCATAGGTTTCTTCTTCTTCGATAACTTTTTCTTCAGTAGTCTCTTCTTCGGCAACAACTTCGTCTGTAGTTGCTTCTTCTTCTTCAGATACAACTTCTTCTTCAGTTGTTTCTGATTCTGCAACTACTTCATCTGTAGTTACTTCATCTTCAGCAACGACTTCACCTTCAGATTCAACTTCTTCTGCAGCTGCTGCTTTCTGGTTCACAACATCTTTAACTTGCTGTAAAGTTGCTCCAGGTGTTTTTAGTTTATTACTATCGTCATCTGGACGAGAGTTTTCTGGTGTAGGACCACCAAGGTCTTCCCAGCCTGGCCCCTTTGGAGCTGGTTCGGCAGGAGCTGCACCTTTGGTTACCTGGTTTTCTTCGATGTTTTCCATTTCGTGTTAATTGTTACCAACAGGACATAATAGATTCAGTGAATCTATATACTTATTTATAGATTTATTAAATTTACAGATTATTTAGGAAATCGTTGAATAGATTCAGCTTACGCTCTTCTAATCTTCTCTGATCAACTAAAGTGTTAATTCTTTTCTTAGTTCGTTCTGCGAGTTGTTCTCTAAGAATTCCTCCTTCCCAAACCCATTCCTTTCCTTCCATAATTCCATTTACAAAAGCATCTGGTGCGGAAGGATCTGCTACTATATCAGCAGCAGTTGCTAGTTGAAAATCTTCTCCAACTACTTTAGTACCAGTATGATCTTCTTTAAGTGATCCAACTCCACGAGAAGAAACACCTAACATAACACCTTCACCAAGTAAAGATTTTGCAATCTTACCCATAGGTGTTTCAAGAAGTTTTGCTTTTCCTCTAAAATTATTACCTTCTTGACAAAGAGAAGTAATTTTATGAGAAACTCTATCAAGGTTAACTGTAGGACCATCAGGATGTCCTAATTCACCTAAAGCACGACCCTTATTAATGAAGTTTTCGCTATATCTCCCAACTTCACGAGAAAGAGTTTCTACGGGATACATTCTACCGTTACGGTTTTTAATACCACCTTGCAAAAATACACCTTCGATATGGAGAGTTTTATTTGCTCCTTTACCTTCAGTAATAATTTTTACTTGTGAAATCTCTTCTGTAATAAGTTTCATTCTTCTTGTTCCTGGTCGATGTCATCATTAAATACTATATCTGCCACTAAAGGTTTTGCGGCATCTACTTTAGCAGAAGCTTTTGCATATAATACGTCCTTAATACGATCAGATATGTCAGAAGCAGGTGCATCTGTAGCAATCAAGTCAACAAGTTCTTCCATAAGATTAAAAAATAGTAAATATATACCTATATTTATAAGGATGCCTTCTTGATGTCTTTTACATACTGCTGATCTATCTGAGCAGCTTGTTGTTGTATTGCAGGATCCATTGATAAATCTGGTTGTTCTTCCATTGGCATTTCGCCTCCCATTTCACCTCCCATTTCTCCACCTTCTGGAGGTAATGGTTCACCTGTTATTGGATCAAGTGAAGATGGATCTGGAATGATTCCCTTCTGAATCTCATCTTCAATTTGAGTATCAATTTCTTCTATTTCTTGATCTGTTTGACGTAAAACTCTCTTACGAACATACTCTGTAGAGTAATACTTACCAATATAAGGTTCTATAACAGATAGTTGATTTAACCTACCTTCCATCAATTCAGTTTCTTTAAGTTCTGCAAATTGGTTGTCATAAAGAAAATCATACTGAATATGATCTTCCATTTGCTCCCAATCTTCTGGAGTAATAATATTCTTCAGAATTAACTGAGTTCTGAGCATATCATTAAACATATTTGCAAAACGCTTTCTTAAACGTCCTACAAACTTAGCAAACTTAAGTTCATCTCTTAGAATTTCTGATGAACGACCTAAGTTAAAACCACCATCTGCAGCAATTCTTGATTCTGGTACACCTAATGCTCTATAAAGTTTCTTTTGGAAATACTCAATATCAGCAAGTTCACCAAGATTTTGTCCACCAGGTAGAGTTGTAATTTCGGTTCCCCGACCACCTTCTCTACGAGGCAACCAGAAATCCTCCATCATACTCATAAATTTACGGTCATCACGAACTTCACCAGTTGAAGCATCGTAAACTAACTTATTTCTATAGCGAGACATTACCTCTTTTAGGTATTGTTCTGCTTTTACTTTTGGTAAATTACCAACATCAATATAAAATATTCTTCTTTCTGGTGCTCTTGATAATCTGTATATAACAAGAGAATCCTCAATCATTCTAAGTTGATTAAGTGCCTTTATTGCTTTGTGGAGATATGAAAGAACTCTATTCTTATTTCTATCCACCAATCCCGATGTACACATACATATAGAATCTTTTGCAATTTTAATGGAAGCTTTACCTCCCATTTGCCCAATCATTGAAGTTGGATGTTGTGTTTTAGGTGTGTATATATAAAATTCATCAAATTGTGGATTAGGAACTACATCGTCATCCTTTCTTAATCTTACAGTTACATCACTACCAGGTTTTTTCTTTTCCTGTCTAATATACTTTATTTTTAGGGGGTCAATATATCTTAAATCTTGTAATCCTTCCTGTGGATTCTTTACATCAATAACTTTTAGATAGAATACTCTACCATCAACATACCAATTTCTAAAAATTTCATGAGACTTTTTATCAAAGTCCATTAGTTCTTTAATATGTCTAAACTCTTCTCTAATCTTTTTCTTTAATCCATCACTGGCATTTAAGTTTGATAATTCAACTTCTACTGGAGAATCATATAAATCACTAACTATTGCTTCATTAACCACATCTTCAATAGCACCATCACATTCTGGGTGAAGTGCCATTTCTCTATATCTTCTTATTAAATCATATTCTGATTTATAAGCACCTTCAATATCTACATACTGACCATAAAACCCACTCGATATAAAATTATCAACCCCATCCTCATTGTTTTTAGGAACAGGGCTGATTATCGAAGTGGATTTCTTTTTCGTTTCGCCAATCGAAAAACCAAACAGTTTTGCCATAGTATAACTTCTTTATCCTACTATTATAGCACTATTTAGTTAATGTCGTCACCACCAGCATTTGGACCAGTACCTTTAATTGCTTCCCAGTACTGAACTTGTAGTTCAACAGTAAATTCTTGAACACCTTGAGCATCGTATGATAACTCAATAGGTCCAACTTGAGTTGGGAAAGTATCAAAGAATCTATAAGATCTTAATGTAGAACCATCACGATCTAACTGGTAAACATAAGCATCTGCCTGATAATCTGCAGGATTGGTTAAACCCGTATTATCTGATAGTCTATTGATTGTATTCATCCACTTCTCAAAAGCAGAACGAATAGCAAAGTCTGTATCGTTGATAACGGTAACAGTCCAAGAATCGAATGTTCTATCTCCAGCAATTTTAAGAACCCTTCCTCTGAAAGGAACTTCTAACTGTTGGACATTAGATGCAGGTAAATTTGCACCCTTAACCAAGAATCTTGATTTATCTAAAACATCCTGATCTGGTGCTGATGTATCAGGAAAAGTAAGGACAACCTCAAATAAATTGGCACGAGCACCACCACCCGTTAACTTACTCTTGAAGTCTGATATCGTCCTTAATGGTGGTGGATTAACTTGGTTTCTAGCCATGATTGAATTAAACCTCTAAATTAAACGGAACCGATTACTTCTTCAAATGCAACACCAGTTCTTGTAGCAACAAAGGTTAGACCGATGAAGTTGATAGAACGTGCTGGTTTGATGAATATATCAGCAACAAATTCGTTTGCGTCAATGACTGCTGCTGTATTGTTTGTTTCATCACAAATAACTACGAAGTCGAAGATTCCTCTCTTCGCTTGAACATCTCTCAAGAATGGTTCAATGATATTTACAAAGTTTGTCCTTGTAATCTCATCGTTAAACTCAAAGAGTTGATCTTTTGCAGCCGCTGCAATAGCATCTTCTAGATAGATGAATAATCTACGAACGTTAATACGATCAAATGCGGATGCTTTAGCGAATCCTGTTTTATCACCAAATAGAATAATTCCTGCACCAGGAGAGTTAATAACAGGGTTAATTCTATTAGTATACAGAATGTCTCTCTGTTTTTTGCCTGGATTGTAAACTAATTTTACTGCATTTAGAATAGTACCTCTTGATGTTCCTGCTGGCGAGAACCAAGGGAACTGTTCGAGACTTGTTCTAGCACAAGTTCCAGCAATATCACCATTTAATGGAACATATCTGAATGTATTATTAAATCGGTCATACATGTACTTGTAACCGCTATCAAATACTGCATATGTTGAGGATGCTCTTTCTGAATAGAAATTCCTAACATTTTCAGTAACTGTATCAATGTTGCTAAGAGCAACAGCACCACCATCTGCAGTATCAGTCAAGAATGATGATCTTGCTGGAGATACAAATGCTACTGCATCTTTTCTTGCTTCAGCAACTGCAATAACTTTATCTGCAAGTGCTTTTGTTTGATCTGTAGGATACTTTGCGGATCCCATTAAGATGAAATCTACATCAGTTTCTTCTGTATTCTCGAATAGTGTATATCCACTAAGAATATCATCTACACCAGATTCTAATGCACCAGCATGAGTAATTGTAGCAATACCACTATAGTTTAATCCATTGGATAATGCATTATTATAATTACCTAATCCAGAGAAAATAACACTGTCAGAATCTTGATCCCATCCAGTATCATTATCAATGTTCATAGTACCTGCATCAAATCCAAGACTTACTGCACCTGATGGTTCTGAACCACCAAAGATGTAATTAGAATTAGTTGCAAGATATTTTCTCCAGTTAGAAGGAGATCCTACTGAATACTCACCATCTTTAGCTTTAGATAAACCTAAATGCTTTTCAAGAATGGTTCCTGCATTTCCAGTGATTGTTCCTTTGTCATCAATTACAACAACATGAACTTCATCAAATCTACCACCTCTTTCACCAACATAATTTGTAGTACCAGGTCTATTTGCTACCTGATCCCATTGAAGTTTTCCTACAGTTAAGGAAATATCCTGTGTCTCAAACCAGTCTGTTGCATCTGAAACTGCGGAAGTTCCAACTAGTCCTTCTTGGTTTAATCCACCGTGAACATAAACATCAACACCTTCCTTAAACTCAATGTTACCGCCTTGAGTGTAATCTGTATTAGATTCAACTCCACCAGCAGTTACATGAGATAATATTTTAACACCTACCTTACTGTTTTCATCATCTACGGAAGTTATAATTCCTTTTATGTAACCATCTAAGACGGATGTTCCTCCAGCACCAGCAGCAACTCTACCATGAACTGATTGAGTAATACCTGCACCAACAAGAATTGCAGAGGTTGATAAACCTGTTGCATTTGGTCCAGTTATAATTTGATCAGTTTTACCATCAATAATTGCTACTCTAATACCATTTGCCCAAGATCCAGGATTCTTTGCAGCAACTGATACATTGGTTATTGGATTCTCATCATAACCTAATTCATTATAATTAAGATTGCTCTTAATCCTAATACTACTTGCACTTCCAACAAAAGCGTTCTTTAGACCAACACCAGTTACAGTGTTAAAATCATCTGCTCTAACAACACTTAATGTGCCACCATATGCAAGATATGATGAAGCAACTAACCAACTTTCATAATGCTTATCAGTTGAATATGGTTGTCCAAATGTTTGAAGTAGATCTTCCTCGTTCTCTATGAGTTGCGGATCTTCAACAGGTCCCTTTGCAAAAGGGGCTACTAGTGCTCCTGTAGATCCACTTGTCGGATCGACTCTACCTATGGTTAGATCAACCTCTCTTATAACGATACCAGGAGATGCTAAATTTAACGGCATCTTTTTCCTCTCCGAATCTCAGAATATTACTAAAAATATTTATGATTATACCTATTTACATGTAGTCCCACATGTATGAACGATCTCCATACTCATCCAAATGCCAAGTATCTCCATCTTTATCTGTAAAACTTGTATCATCTAATCCATCATTCATAAATCCAAATGGAGCCATATCTTGCTCTATCTGATTTTTCTGTTCTTCGTATATTCTCTTACGGATGTCATTATCTGACATTTCCTTAAAGTAATCTTGTGCTACTAACCAAGCAAATATAACAAGACACATAGCAAGGTCATCGTTACATCCTTCTTCTGCCTCAAATGAATTATGTCTCTGTGCAAAGGTTGTTAGTTCTGAAATAATATCATAATCGCAAGTTAGAAGTTTATTATCCTCCATCATCGTCTTAAGATTAGAGCAACCCAACTTCTTAACTGCTGCAGTCATTCTTACACCAAGTTGAGTTTTCTTGCCTGAGAAACCTTGTCCTACTATTTGACCAGCTCTACCTCTCATAGATGCCATTAGGACATTCTCATACTCAAGATCATATTGAAGGATACTTGCAACCTGATCTCCTATATCATTTACTTCTATTAATAGATATGCTTGATTATATGCCTTTGCAACATCCAAAATAATATTTGGGAATAGCATAGGTTTAATTTCATTATTCCTATATTTTGCTACTGTCTTATATGGAAACTCTGTAGTATCAAAAACTATAAATGCAGAATAGTCATTTCCAAGACCTCTAGCAACGTCAACTGTGATTATATAATTATGTTCCTTGACTGGTTGATTATAAATGTCAAGTCCAGCATTTCTAGTTTTTGGTGGATCGTATACAAGATTCTTAAGTATTGATGCATTAATAAGTGTATTAACAGATCCTAAAAACTCACATTCAAACTCAATCTTAAACTGTTGTTCTGATGTGTTTGCTATTGTTTGTTCTTTCCATAGATCATCTCTACCTGGAACTTCACTCCAATGAACATCAGTAGGAACATATTCACTTTTATTCCGTTCAGCATCATGCCACATACGATAAAAATGATTCATACCCCTTGGGGTAGAAACAATAATTACTTTAGTACTTTGTCCAGAAGTAATAGTTGGATAAACGGAAGCAAAGAAATCATCAGCAATGTG